AAGAAAAAAAATAAAAGAATGAAAGAAGATGTTTATCAAGACGTTAAATTTGAAACATCATCAGACACGGATTTAGAAGAAGCAGAATATCGCGGACGTAAAGTACCTCTTGGCAAGAAGATGAAGGGCGATGTAAAGAAAAGCAAAGTATATGTTAGAAAGCCAAATGGCAATGTGGTCAAAGTTGAATTTGGTGATCCTAACATGAGAATCAAAAAGTCAAATCCTAAACGTCGTAAAAGTTTTAGAGCTAGACACAACTGCGACAATCCAGGACCTCGTTGGAAGGCCAGATATTGGTCTTGCAGATCCTGGTAAATCTATATAAGGAAATTCAATGAAACAATTATTAGCCGTTCTATTATTGGTACCTGCATTAGCTCTAGCACAAAAGGCACCACAAGGTGTCACATATGATGCACAAGTGGTTAGAGTCAATGATGGTGATACAGTGGTTATTTCTGCACCGTTTTTGCCAGCACCACTAAAGCCAGAATTGGCTGTGAGAGTGTTTGGTGTTGATACACCAGAAAAAGGCCACCGCGCTATGTGTCCAAGCGAAGCACAACGAGGTGAAGCCGCCACCGCATTTACCAAGAATGCTGTAGCCAAGTCAGTCAAGCGTCAAGTTATACTTTATGGTTGGGACAAGTTCGGCGGCCGTGTGCTAGGCGACATGATCCTAGATGGACAAAGCCTACGTGCCATGCTGATTGCCAATGGATTTGCCAGAGAGTATTACGGCGAAGCCAAACAGTCATGGTGCAACTAACAGGACCTGACGATTCTGAAGATGATCGCCCTGTAGTTCCGTATGGCGATCATTGATGAAATGGGTTTTTGTTTTAATGGTGTTTGTTGTAGATGACGGTGTTTGGCGCGAGTGGAACAGTTATTCCACACTTGCTGCCTGTGAAGAAGTAATATCCGTAATAAGATACCACAGAGAAGAAAAAATACGAGCCTATTGTTTAGCCAGAGAAACCAATGAATGATATTGAACAATTGAAAGTGTTAGCAGGTATCGGTAATCGTGCAGTGATGCAAGAGTACAAAGGCTTTGCTGGCAGTAATATCAGTGTAACTGGCAATGAAAAAGGCGAACTCATGAAAAAACATGATATTCGCCCTGGAACTGACGCCTGGTTCAAACTTTGGTTCTCCAGGCCCTGGCTCACAAACGAAAAACCCATCTAATTTTACTTAACTGGTGATAAATAAGTATATGGATACTTATTATGTGTATGCCTATTTGAGAAAAGATGGCTCTCCATATTACATTGGAAAAGGTTGCAAAGACAGAGCTTGGGTAAAAGCAAAAACAGAAGTCGGAAAACCTACTGACAATTCTCGCATAATTATTTTAGAATCAAATCTCACTAATGTTGGTGCATTAGCTATTGAGCGTAGATTAATAAGATGGTATGGAAGATTGGACAAAGGTACTGGTATTTTAAGGAATCAAACTGATGGGGGAGATGGAGGACCAGGATCTAAGCCAGGAAGACCTGGGAGAAAAGGTCCTCGACGACCACATACAGAAGAAACAAAGAAAAAACTAAGAGAGATAAATTTGGGCAAACATTTAGCTCCATTTACAGAAGAACATAAACAAAAAATATCTAGAGCACTTACAGGAAAGAAACGCTCAGCGGAGCATAGTGCTAACCTATCCAAGGCTAATAAAGGGAGAGTCCCAACTACAGCAGAAAGACTTGCTTACTTAGAAGCAATGGAAAAAGGAAAGACACCATGCGAACATTGCGGTAAAGTAACTACTTTAGGTAATTACCGCAGGTGGCATGGTGTTAATTGTAAAGCAAAATAATTAAGCAACATCAGCATCTCTACCTAAATACTGATTCCATTTAGGATCTTTTACCCTAAAAGGACTATTTTTCCATGCAGCAGCTAATGCATAGTAATCAGGTTTGTAAGGTTTTTTAATTGGCTTAATATTATTTTTATCTGCTTTATGCCAATTACAACTCTTACAGCTGGTGACACAATTAGTCCATTCTGTTTTACCGCCGCGACTGATAGGTGTTACATGATCAATAGTCAATTGATCAAAATCAAAAGTATCTAAACAATATTGGCATTGATATAGATCCCGTAGATACATATTGTAACGTGTAAAATTTACTCTACGTTTGAAATTAAAGTATTCTAGGGTAATGGCTACGCTAGGAACATTTAGCGCAAGTTTTTCACTATGTACTATCCAATTTGGATAAGTTTCTATTACTTGAATTCTTCCCAAATACATTAACATAAGTAAAATTATGTTAAAGCCTAATGATAGTATTATAAAGAGTCCGTATCAAAAAGTCAACATGACCGAGGACCAGATATTAGAATTTGCCAGATGCGCAGATCCTGAATCAGGTCCTGAATACTTTATGAGCAACTATTTTTATATACAGCATCCTGTACAAGGTAAAATGTTGTACAATCCATTTGAATATCAACAAAGGCTTATAGATACTTATCACAACAATAGATTCAGTATCAGCCTAATGCCCAGACAAACAGGTAAAACAACTTCGGCAGCAGGTTACCTGTTGTGGTATGCTATGTTCCGTCCGGACAGCACAATACTAATTGCTGCACACAAATATCAAGGCGCACAAGAAATCATGCAGCGTGTGAGATATGCATATGAATTGTGTCCGGACTGGATCCGGGCTGGTGTTACAAGTTATAACAAAGGAAGTATAGATTTTGAAAATGGCAGTCGTATTGTAAGTCAAACTACAACCGAAACAACTGGTCGTGGTATGAGTATTACTCTGCTGTACTGTGATGAGTTTGCGTTTGTGCGCCCTACTATTGCCAAAGAGTTTTGGACTAGTATTTCTCCTACATTAAGCACTGGTGGTAAAGCCATTATTACCAGTACCCCCAACAGCGACGAAGATCAATTTGCATTTATATGGAAGCAGGCCAACAAGTGTGTGGATGAGTTTGGAAATCCTACCCCGTTAGGTATCAATGGATTCAAAGCATATCAAGCCGCATGGTGGGAGCATCCTGACAGAGACGAACAATGGAAAGCCGAAGAAATTGGACGCATTGGAGAAGAACGTTTTAGGCGTGAGCACGGCTGTGAATTCTTGATCTATGACGAAACACTGATCAACAGTATTACCTTGTCAGAACTTGAAGGCCGGGATCCTATAGAACTACAAGGACAAGTGCGTTGGTTTCAAAAGCCACAAAGAAATCGAACTTATGTGCTAGGACTAGATCCCAGTCTAGGTACAGGAGGCGATTATGCTGCCATACAGGTATTTGAACTACCAACCATGATTCAGGTGGCAGAATGGCAACACAATCGAACGCCCATACAACGACAGATAACCATTTTAAAAGAAATATGCGAATACATTTATGAATGTATAGGCACACAAAATGACATTTACTACAGCGTGGAAAACAATACCCTGGGCGAAGCTGCTCTGATTGTGATAGCGGAATTTGGTGAAGAAAACATAAAAGGAACATTCTTAAGCCAACCCGTTAAACCAGGACAAGCCAGAATATACAGAAAAGGCTTTACCACCACAAACAAAAGCAAATTGGCAGTCTGTGCCAAGTTTAAAAATTTAATTGAAAATCGCAAGTTGATTGTTTGCAGCAAGAACTTGATCAGTGAACTCAAAACTTTTGTGGCCAGCGGAGTAGGATTTGCTGCCAAGATAGGCGAAACTGACGATCTAGTGTCGGCCACTTTGCTTACACTTAGGATGATACAGGCATTACAAAGCTATGACGCTGATTTAGATCAAAAAATGCGTGATAGCTTAGATGATTACATAGCACCTATGCCTTTTATAATGATTTAACGATAAATAATACATTATGCGTGAACTAGACAAAATATCAGCAGCCCTATTTGACAAAATCCGTAGCAGATTTGACAGTGTCAATATTGGGGACGAAAAAGCCCAAAGAATATCAGATCCAGAACAAGCTAGATTTTTTAATTTTGATTATGTTAGCGACAGTGGTGAAAACTTTGGAAATGTGACCATAAGTTTGATTGATGAAAACAGCTTGAAGATCTATTATGGGTCAAACATCACAGACGGACTAGATGAGGATCAATCAAAAGAATGGTTTGGCTTTTTACGCGATTTAAAGAATTTTGCTAGAAGAAACATGTTGACTTTTGATACCAGAGACATAAACAGAAGCAATTTGGATCTAAAAGATATTAGACAACAAGCTGGATCGGATGCTACATTTAAAAAAGATGAATTGGCCATTTCAGAAGGTCGTTTGTATGGCATGGGTAATAACAAGCGGGTGAGCTTTGGCGATGTGGGCAAGAACAAAATTATTATCAGGCACAAAAATCAAATCAATCCTGAAAAACGCGGCGACCGAGCAAGACAAATTGAAAACCTGTTTATTGAAACTCCTGTAGGAGAAAGATTTTTATTAGACCATATCAATTTAGAAGGTGCTCGAGCTTTGGCAAGACATCTCAATGAAGGTGGATCTATTGGTGATGAAGGCAGTGGACTTATAAACGAGATGGTGCGCGAAATGGCTTCCATGCGACATTTTGTTCGTAGCATGAGAAATAGAACTTTCGAAGATGTAGAAACCACCAACATGGTCGAAGCTGCAATGAGCAGGTACTACGAAGTCAAAGATAATCTCAAAAAAATTCAAGGACGCCGTGGTCAGGAAATTTTAGAAAATATGTTGGCTGAACTAGATAACGTTAGCGAAGAAGCCAATGTTGATGAACTTAGAGAACGATTTGTTAAAAAAATATATGATGACAGATTTAATGAGGCTCTGCCTTATGTGTATCGTGCATATCAAAATAGGAAACGTATGAATACTGCCGAAACAGCAGCATTTGAATCTTGGGCCACTGGCGTAACCGAAACCACTTGGGATTCTGACACAGATGACATGGACGAAAATAACCTTGCTAGATTATTTGAAAAACCAATAGCCGCAGGTATGGATGGGGTAGATGGTATTGCAGCGATTGGTAGCATACAAGATCTTGATGCAGAAGATCTACAAACATCAATCAAAAAACTTTCACAAGCTCAAGGACCTGACGCTGATATCAGAAACACCATAATTGGTTGGTTGATGTCTAACGGTGAACGGGCTTTGGCACAAAGTTTATTGTCGATCATGCAACAACAAAACGCCAACACACAACCGGCACCACAACAACCAACGCCGCCTCAGCAACCGGTTGGCGCAACCACAATGGATCAACCGGTTGTACAGGAGGACATAGAAATGATTCGTTGGTTAAGTGGTTTGACAAAAAAATAAAAAAAACTTTTGACAGCATAAATAAAATTGTTATACAATTGCACGGTGCAGTTGTATATCTAGGCACAAACATTATGGCATTTTATAAGGAGAAACATTATGGCCACATCACTAGCAGAAATTCGCGCTAAACTACAAGCGCAAGAAAACCGTCAATCGGGCGGACAATCACAAGGCGACAACGCCATCTATGCACACTGGAACATTCCAGAAGGCTCAAGTGCAAAAATCCGTTTCCTACCAGACGCAAACACAAGCAACTCATTCTTCTGGGTTGAGCGACTGATGATTCGCTTGCCATTTGCAGGCATCAAAGGACAAGCAGATTCAAAACCTGTTGTAGTACAAGTACCATGCGTAGAAATGTATGGCGACGCCTGCCCAATTCTAGCAGAAGTTCGTACTTGGTTTAAAGACCCAGGACTGGAAGAAATGGGTCGTAAGTATTGGAAAAAGAAATCATACTTGTTCCAAGGTTTTGTAAGAGAGAATCCACTAGCGGACGACAAAACACCTGAGAATCCTATTCGTAGATTCGTTATTAGTCCCCAGATATTTAATTTAATCAAGGCTGCACTAATGGACCCAGAACTAGAAAGCATGCCTACAGATTACACCGCTGGATTGGATTTTACTGTCACAAAAACATCAAAAGGTGGTTATGCAGATTATTCTACAAGCAAGTGGAGTCGTAAAGAAACTGCACTGACCGCCCAAGAACAAGGTGCAATTGACAGTTTTGGTCTTTACAATCTTGCAGACTTCTTGCCCAAGCGTCCAGGTGAAGTAGAACTAAAAGTTCTTAAGGAGATGTTCGAAGCGTCAGTAGATGGTCAAGCATACGATCCAGATCGTTGGAGTCAATACTACAAGCCCAGCGGCTTCCAAGGTCGTGGTGGTGATGATGTAGAGACTGCTGCACCTGCTCCAGCAGCCAAGGCAGCACCTGCTCCTGTTCAATCGGCTGCACCATTTGACGCAGATGAGGAAGATGACGCACCAGTAGCTACTGCTCCAGTACAGGCCGCTGCTGCCAAGCCGTCAAGTCAGCGAGCTGAGGACATCTTGGCCATGATTCGTAATCGAGCAAAATAAATTCAATGGGCTTAACGCCCATTGAACTCTATCATGAAACTTATATTGTTATTTGATACTTCAGGAGATTTCATTCCTTTTGAAGTAAAGTATAATCATGATCTAATAGAATTTTTTGTAAGTAAAACTGAAGAAAACTTACAAAATTCTTTTTTGATTAATACTGAGTTTTTGACCAATATTGATTCTAGAATCAGTGAAATACATTGGGCTATCGTTAAAACCAACGAGATACTTTATAATTTGATAGGTAAAAATATCCCATGTCAGACTGATTTGATTAATTATTTAGATCAAATTGTATTAAACAATACACACGCCGAATGGGCGTTTTCGCAACAAAACAAAATCAATATAGATACATTAAGAAACAGTTATAATAAATCTAGATCAAAAATTGGACATCTTTTACATGAACTATATCCCAACGACATAAGAGTTATTAGAATTAGTGAAGCAATGCAAAAGTTAGGATTTATTTTTCCGTATGAAGAAATCAACATGGGAGTTCATAGATTAGAAAGTAGTTTTTCAGATATTGAATTCAAGGCAGATAAAAAATGGGACATATTTAAAAATCCCTATGTTGACTCTATGATTACCAACAATGATATAATTAATTTTTCATTTGGATACACGTATGTTGGTAGACAATATTACAACAAATTTAGAGTCTTTGATTTAGATTTAAACTTTTCAGATCACTACAATTATGAAACATTAGAATTCGCATTTCAAGTCAATCTTAACCAACCAGAATCTATTCCTTTTAGTCATGAAGCAACTCAGTGGGCTGAAAGTAAAAAAATAAAATTAGTAGCAGAACAAATTCCAATTGGTAATATCATTGATTTAGATAAAAAATTATTTGATTATAGAAAAATATTATATAATAATGCAAAACAAGGAAACCGAGCAAAATTAATTTTAAAATAAGGAAAATATTATGGCAACCAAACCCTTTGATGTATCAAAATTTCGTAAAAGTATTACAAAAAGTATTGACGGTATCTCCGTTGGATTCAACGACCCAACCGACTGGATCTCAACCAACAACTACGCTCTTAACTATCTTATTAGCGGGGACTTTAATAAGGGCATCCCGATGGGTAAGGTTACTGTATTTGCTGGTGAATCTGGTGCAGGTAAATCCTTTATCTGCTCTGGAAACCTCGTCAAAAATGCGCAAGAACAGGGTATATATGTTATTCTCATTGATACTGAGAACGCACTTGATGAAGCGTGGTTACACGCACTCGGTGTGGACACTAGTGAGAACAAACTTCTCAAACTCAATATGGCCATGATTGA